TCGGCTTTGGTTTTAGCGACGCCAGCCAGTCCGCGCAAATAAAGCGGGACGGCTAAGTCATGTTCAACCGCATCAGCAAACTTGTGATAGCCGAGTACCAACTCAACGGCGCTGGTGTCGCTGCGAGGGGCTTGCAGGGCTGCCCTAACCGCAACATCTACCCAAGCACATCGGGTGCTATTGTTGCGACTGAAAAAATCACTCACCTGCGGGTCATTAAACTGTTTTTCTAATTCATCCATTGCCGCATTGTATGCGTCCTCCATATCCACCTTGGCGCTGGTGTCGGGGGTGTGGGTGTTCCAAATGCGTGGGTTCACATTGCTAAAGCAATCCTTACACCACACCTCCTCAAAATCCTGTGACATTCCGCCACCCCTCAGCATGACCTTGCCACCACAAAACGGACACGGCTTCAATTCCTCACTCATTTCGCGCACTCCTTCTCTGCGGCTGCAATCTTATCACCAAGCGCCACAAGCAAGGATGATGCAACGGGGTGAAACGATACTCCATCCTCCTCCCTCTGTGAGTGAGAATCAGCATAAGTAATTACCATGCGCGCAGCATCCACCACCCGCTTCAGCCGCTCGATTTCAAAGTTTGCTGCATCCAGTTCATTACCAGTGGTGTCGATTACTCCACGCAACCTATCTATCTCCTTGGCTGATTCGGCTTGGGCGGCTTGAAGCTCACTCTCTAGGCTCTTTATTTTTCCCTGCATCACCCAACTATCGGCAATCGCAGTCTCCAATTCCTTCCAAACCCACAGCTTCCCTGCAAATTCAGTCATCCAAACCGCAATGTCATTCTCAAGCGGCGTGCCTGATATGAACTTTTTGAACAGAGGGCTACTGCGGACGATAGTCTTTGCCTCGTCTAGTGTTCGCGGCCAGTAAAAATCCTCCCGCATTTTCTGCTCATCGCTCATTGTTACCTCCTGTGTTATTTGTTGTGGTTGGGGTGGCCTCTTCTAGCGCTGCATACGCCTCAGCAAGTAAGGCATCCTTCTCTGGGTCTCTGTAATTGGGGTAGAGAAAACTAAGCGGATTTACCTCGCTGGCATTTTCAACAAAATACTCTGCCACAGCTTGAGCGCCGCTAACCACGGCATAGATAAAGATAATGATGTACGCCGGAACAATCATCACAAACTGGAATAAGCATAAAGACAGCCAGCCAAATCTGCGCGCATACCGATAATTGCGCAGCAGGGCTATAGTGTAGTTAGCTCGCGACTCATTCATGCTCCCCTCCCTTTGCTACCAGCGGCGATGCGAGGTCGATTGCGTCAGATGCCACATTAGAAACGTTATCCCATTTCCTAGTTTTATCCGCGCTCTCGTTCCTACAATAACCATCAATGTGCGCTTCAATTCTTTCCAAAGCCCCCACCAACTCCGCAATCACGCCTTGCAAGAGGGCGATGTCGGAGGCCATTGCGGGGAATGCAACGCAAACATCACCCATCCACTGGAATGTATCACCGGCAAGAATGTTTCTCTGTTCAATAAAATTGAACTGCACAGCGCCGCCCTCTAGCGTCTTTATCCGCTCTTTCAACTCCGCATACCGCGCAAGGCGCGCGGCTAGTGCTTGTGTGTCGGTGGTCATTTCTCTAATCCTTTCAGGCGGTGCAATTCTTCTATGGCAAAATCAAAAGCGGCAGTTAAATCAGCGCCCGTATAATATGGCAGTTGCCCTATCCCATCGTATGGCGGCTTCGAGGTTCGCCAGCGCTGATGTTCTGTGAGTAGGCTGATACATTCATCTAACGTCATCACGCTTCTCCATTTCCTCTATCAGTTGTCGTCTGGCGATTCTATCCGCCTCAGTCCATATCAGGTTAAGCACCCGCGAGTTCTTGCGGCGCTCGCCTTCAAACAGCACTTTGATTTCTTGTGGGGTTATCATTGCATCCTCCTTTCAGGAATACTCACGATTTGCCACCCGTCACCCATCAGCACCTTAACGGCTACATAATCCCCTGCCATATCCATCAGGCGTTGAAAGCAGGAGCGTAGGGAGCCAGTGTGGATGGTTTGTTCACCGTACATAAGACTAAAGCGCTCGCTCATTGGAAACCTCCCCAATTTTACGCTCTACGGCAGCGCGGAAGCTATAGACTTGGTGTAGGAAGTCCACGCACGACATAGGCGCTACGGCGTCAAATATCGCGGCAATGAAAGCATCCGTATCAACAAGAAGTCTGTGCAGTTCGTCACGTTCCATGATTAAAACTCCCCGCGTGCTTTAGCTTCCAGATATTCCTCGCGCTGGATGCTTTCCATGTGATGGTTAGGAGACATACCGTTATCCACACAAATCTGCACCCACGATAGCGCAATAGCCTTATTGATGGGGGTTGTTTCGTGTTCAACTTCGCGGTCATCAAACGTTGACATCAGCAGCTTCACTTCTGGCTCGCCTAGATTGAAGTGGAAATAATGATGCACAATAGCTTCAACCAGCTCGTGAATCGTATCACGCTCAAAGTCGCATAAGCCGTTTTTGGTAGTTGTCCAAGCTAGAAACATATCTCTCTCCGAGTAGTATAGAAGCCTAATTGCTTCGTATGAGTGAAGGTTATAGGGAATCCTTGCCAGTGTCAAGCGCCAACTTAAACACCTTATAATTAATTTCTTGTAGCTCCGGTTTAGCTTCAAGCAACGCATCCACATAGTCGATGTCTGCGAGTACCTGATGCGCGTCTGCAATCACTCCCGGCGGTGTGACAATCAAGCCCTTCACCATCCGCTCAAGGCTGTTAGAGCGCATCTCTAAGCACTCAGCGAAGTCTTTTAGACTCATGCCGGAAGCTTCTAGTAGTTGTGTGATTTCGTTCATACTAAATTCCTCGTTAATTCTCTAATAGTTTCAGGAAAATTCAGCGACGCATACTCACCAAAATACTTTATTGCCGCCTCATCATAAGCCCTTGCTGCCTCAATTTCATCGCGGAATCTACCAATGGATATAAGCTTGCCGTTTACCCTAATTCTAGCTTGATATATTACAGATACTTGACGAAGAGATTGAGGCAAGTTCACGCCTTTGTATTTGCTTTTAGATTTTATATGGCTCTTGTTTCTAGAATTTTCTAGTTTTGTGCAGTATCTAAGATTTGCCTTTCTATTATCCAAACTATTTCTATTAATATGGTCAGTGAAAAGACCATCTATCTTTGGCTTAATTACATAATGCATGCTTGATGCTGTTCTTTTTTCATCGGTTCTACCGCATGATGTCGCGTACATTTTATCATGGCTAGTATTGCCCCCAGATAAATACCAAAATTTATCTTTTACTAAATCATAATCTTCGCTATCTACTAAAGCATGCTGACCAGAACTTAGCGGTATGCAAAAACAACCATCAAAAGGTGCACTAAACTTTGTTGGATTCTCCGCATAATTGCAACGAAAAAACTTAGGCGGCAATCTTTTTGAGCGCTGCTTATCCTTAAATTCTTGTAGGAAACGCTTATTGCAATCAACGCACCTTCCCAATTTTTTGTTCTTTTTTAGATTGGCATATCTAAGTGTATGTCCATACGGACATGGAACTTGCGAAACTACATAAAGATTGCTAGGATAATAATTAGCCATACGATACTCACCTATTGTTTTGGTTAAAAGCCCCGATGCTGCTAAGAACAGTTCGGGGCTTTGTCCATTATAAGGAATATGTGCGATAAGGTCAAACAATTCTGCCAACACTTACGATGCGCCAATTGTTAGATTTAGCTAATCCTATAGCAATTTTATTAGCATGATAATTGTGACTAGCGGTGAACCTGCGAACCTGCTCTACGCCGTTGGTGTCTTTATAGCGTGCGATGTATTTACTCATCCCCCACCTCCTGCACCTTTGCTAGTTCAATAATCAGCTTCCCCAGCTTCTCGATTTCTTGCGTTACCGCATGGAATGAAGCGGCAAGCTGTAGGAATAGCGCCCCGTTGTCTGTTAGTGGTTGGTTGTCGTTCATACTTCCTCCATTTTTGGCAGGTGACGTTTAAATAGCGCTGTTAATTCCTTAATCACCTCATTGCTTACTGGCATGTCTTTAATTTCAACATGTTTTCCACCAACAATTAGATTGACAGACGCGGTTATGTTTTTATCCCATGCGCTAATATGTGCGCTGTGAAAAATTGCTTTGCTCATAACTACATACCCCTTGCTTTGAATGTGGCTTTAATCATCGCTATAGCCGCTTTGTATTCGGTCAGATACCTGCTTGATTTATGTTTCTCTTTTACAGCGTCGGTAAATTCTTTAAGCGTACCCAAGAAACACCCGGTATTAATAATAATGCCGCAATCCTCGGTATAAAAAGCCAACAAAAAATCGGAACGGCTGCCGAGCGCACCAATTTGTAAGATGCCACCAGCCTTAATTACTTTTTCTGGTTTTTCTTTTGTTCCACCAAGGTATGCACCACGAAGGTCTGCACCACCAAGGTATGCACCACGAAGGTATGCACCACGAAGGTCTGCACCACCAAGGTATGCACCACCAAGGTCTGCACCACGAAGGTCTGCACCACGAAGGTATGCACCACGAAGGTCTGCACCACCAAGGTCTGCACCACCAAGGTATGCACCACCAAGGTCTGCACCACGAAGGTCTGCACCACGAAGGTATGCACCACGAAGGTCTGCACCACGAAGGTATGCACCACCAAGGTCTGCACCACGAAGGTCTGCACCACGAAGGTATGCACCACCAAGGTCTGCACCACCAAGGTATGCACCACGAAGGTATGCACCACGAAGGTCTGCACCACCAAGGTATGCACCACCAAGGTCTGCACCTTTACCAACTGCATCAATTACCGCATGTTTGGTTGATTCATATTCGCCCTCAAACAATATGGAAGCGCCAAATCTGGCTTTAATTTGTATTTTCATATCCCTACCTATTAAAAATATGGTTGCAGGTTTCAAACGTATGACCACGCTCCATACAGGCGTTGATGTCCTGCGTGTTCATGTAGCTAACGAGTAGCATCGTGGCGACTATGGCGATGATGATGGTTTTCATGGCTATGCCTCCCCGCGTGCAAAAAGTAATGCTTCCCCAGCAATCTGCATCCATTGCTCTTGCGTATAATTATCTTTTGCATAATCTAAGGCTATTTGTAGCGCGCGAACCAATCTATCGTGTGAATTGCAGGCGCGAACGATAAAGGCGGCGTTGGCCAATTCCCCTTCCTTGCCACCGTACTCTTCGTCATCCGCCCCGTTTCTTACCGTGCAAATAGTTGTGTAGCGATCGGGCCCAATATGGTGTCCATCTTCGTAGCTATATTGGATTGCCCAAGGTGTTGGTATATGTTTCATATCTCTCTCCGAGTGTTACGGCTGCCTTATTGCAGTGCGTGAGTGAAGGTTATCAAAGGGTGGGTGGGGTGTCAAGAAAAAGTTTTGGTGGGGATGGTAGCAAGGATAAACGTTGCGGCTACTCGATTCCGGGTCCTTCCCTTATTTACAATGAGAGGGCATCCCCGTATTAAAAAAGGGGCGGCGATTAAACCGCCCCACAAGAACGAGTCGCAATCAATATTAAAAAGGCACGGCGTCCTCGAAAGCAGCTTCTGCTTGCTCTTTAGTCATCAGCTTTCCCGTCGGCTCTGCTGGCTTCAAGAACTCACGGATATTATTCTTATCCGCATAGCGCGTGCCATCATCTTTTAGGCCACCCTTCTCAATGCCAAGCACGCATTTTCCAGTCTTGCCTACAAGGTCAAATGAATCAACCTGTCCAGCTTCGTAACGATCACGGCAAATGCGGCTAAAGTGGTAATCATTCCAATCACCGAAATATACAGTGATGGCTTTAACTTCGCCCTTATCGTTGTAGCAATCAATATGCGCTTTAATCATATCGTTGCCATTTTTGCTGGTGGCTTCGGTCGCCTCTTTGATTTCATAATCGCAGACCGTTCCAGCAGGCCATGGCTGAAATGCTGCCAAGCGTTCATTTTTCTCAGCTTCAATCTGTTCGTCGGTTTTAGGTTTTACTAGCATTGTGGTTACTCCTTGGTTAAAAATTATTTAGGTAACTTCGCTTCCAGCCGACCGATCACAAATGCAATCTTATCGGTTGCCATATCGCTATATTGCGCTGCCTCGCCGTAGCTCAGATGTTTGTCAACCTCCTCCGGCGTGGTTTTCAAAGTATCGTTTAGTTGCGCAACGCGAGCAAGCTGTTCCGGCGTAGCAAGTATAACAGGTTTTTGCTCCCGCTCCATCACCTCTTTACCCCAACGCGCAGCAAACTCCGCATAAGACCAATCAATGCTGGTCGCTTCCGGAAACGATGCAATGCGCGACTTCACAATAACCGCCTTCCGCGCACCACCAAACTTGCGGATATGGAAAGCCAAATCTAACTCGTAAAGCATCTTATCCCACGCATCAGGCTTCACACCCTTCTGCTCGCCCTCGCTCCAATTCGGGGTTTCGTGGCAAATTAGAATCACGTTCATGTCCAGTGTTGAAAGCAAGCCAACCAACTCACGCGATTTTGCAACAGCGGGTTTTTTACTCAATCCAAACTCATCCTTTTTGCCCGCTTTTTTAAGGCGCTCTTGCTCGTTGCCGATCTCGGTATTGAACAGCTTAGTAAAGCTATCAATCACCAGCGTTTTGTAGTCGTGCTTCTCAGAACGTAATGCACGAATCTGCCCAAGCACCTCATCAAAGTTTTGCGAACCTTGCTCAATACCAAAATACACACCACCGGATTTTTCCAGTTTGTCGGTGTACTCTTTGTTGGTAGCACCGCGCTCCGAGTCAATATAGTAAACTTTCGGAAAATCTAACGCGGTGAATGTTTTGCCAACGCCCGCCTCACCATACACTAAGATGGCAGGTTTTTTAGGTTCGGTCTGCTTTGGCGCGACTGCTTTTAATTTACTCATTGCATCTTCCTCTCTGTTAATATAAGATGCGCCCTACAGCCTCCCAGCTCTAGCCCATGTCCGCTCACGGGACTCTCTGAATACGTCAGAGCGGCGACTTGCAGTCACCATAATGCAAGAGGGGCGACAATGTCAACCGATAAAACAAAGAAATTTTACAACGCTACGCAAGCCGCCGAATATCTCGGTGTCAGTAGGCAATTTTTCTACAGGCTCAAAAAAAAGTACGGCCTAGAACCAGCAAAACGCGACCAAGCAATCCCATTATTTGCTGCACTGGATTTACTGCGTATTAAAAGGATGCGTGATGGAAGATAAGCCACTCTCGCCAAAGCGCGGCAACATGGAGCAAAAGCTGCAAATTGCCTTTGCTAACTATATGGAATACGCCCATCCTGATGTGCTATTTTTTGCAGTGCCAAACGGCGGCAAGCGCACCATGATTGAGGCGGCACTACTTAAGAAGATGGGCGTGCTAGCTGGGGTTGCGGATTGCTTGCTTTTTTGGAAGGGCAACTTTGCCGCCATTGAACTCAAGCGCCCGGATAAACCCGCATCCATGAGTCCATCACAATGCGTGTTTAGGGATAGGTGGGTTGCTGCTGGTGGCAAGTTCGCCCTGTGCAATTCACTTGATGGGTGCGAGGAAGCACTCAAGTCGTGGGGATTAACCTCGCAGTACCGCGTGCCGATCATGGAAGGTTCCAAGCGGATCATGCTGCAACAGGTATCTATGCATGAACTTTATCGAGTTGACTAAGTTTTTACATTTATCAATTTTGCTTTGCTCATTACAGAAAGATATTTTTCAAAATACATTGCTCTTGAATCAAGCCTATCCCCATAAAAAAATAGTTTGTCGATAACTCCAGCCTCGTTTTTTATAACATAGTGCCATTCAATTTTTATCTTGCTTGGGCATCGTGAAAACTTAACATACAAATGTTGGTAATTTTCATAATTTACCCATTCCTTTGTTGTGACTCCAATGGGTTTGTAATTTCTATTAAGTGGCAAATATATATTGCCTTTGATGCGATGCAAACAGTAGGGCAAAAAATATCTCATTATATTTTCTTGGGAAGTGATTGATAATTTTTGGCTCATGTTCATAAATACTCCGTATTGAAAATTTATATTGACGTTTATTTTTGTGCGTGCAATTGTTAGTGCCTAATCGTGCTAACACTATTTAGCACTAACAAAAAGGAGTAAACATGTCAAATACCAATCTAGTAAAACGCATTGTTACCTATGTCCCCAAGCCTGTAGCGAAATGGCTTGTGAATGAGTCGGCTCGTCGCGGATTAAACGAGAGCGCTATTTTGCGCGAATTAATTTTGGAGAAATACAACGAAGCATCTAAAGGAAAATAGCCCATGTCAATCGCCTTCGAAGATTTTTTGCGAGGGCATGGGTTTGTTATTGACAAGGGAATCCTTGCTGATGGCGAAATTTATCGCTTTGCGCATAGTGAGAAACGTAGCAGTAAATCATGCTGGGCGATTTTATTCGCCACAGGTGATGCTGGTGTGTGGGGTGACTGGCGACATGGAGATAGCAATTTTTGGCATAAAGAAGGCCGTGAGTATAAGCAGCTAACACAAAAAGAGCGTAGCATTATAGATGCACAACGCAAAGCAGCAAGCGAACGTATCGAACGCCAGCGCATCGAATTTGCACAGACAAATCTTGAAGCATGGGAAGCAATAAAAGATGTGGGCGGTATTAGCCCCTATCTACAAAAAAAACAAGTTGGCAACTACGGATTAAAAATAGATGCCGATGGCAACACCTATTGTCCAGCCCGTGATATAAGTGGCAAGCTTTGGAATTACCAAAATATTAGCACCGACCCTAAATTATTTCAACATGGCCGCATGTCTGGTTGCTTTCATATTATTGAAGGCAGCCGCGAGCAAATTGTTATAGCGAGTGGTTACGCGACAGGCGCAAGCATACATGAAGAAACCGGGCTTTGTGTGGTGATATGCTTTGGCGACACTAACGTCATTACAGTTGCGCGCATATTAAAAGAGGCTGGATGGCGCAATCTTATTGTTGCTGCCGATAATGATTCAGATGGTTCTAACAGTGGCAATAAAATAGCACAGCGCGTTGCGGATGAAGTTGGCTTGCCAGCGGTGCTGCCAGACATACCGGGTGATTTTAATGATGCAGTTTGCCGTGGCGAAAAAATATACGGTTATTTTTATGAAACTACCCCTATATTTAGCTTTGGCGATTTGTTGACCGATAATACTCCTATGCCAGAGGATGTGATAGCCCCCCGCGTTCTTACTGAAGGCGGTATGCTAGTTTTTGGTGGTGCACCCAAGGTAGGCAAGTCAGACTTTATGCTTTCATGGCTCACTAGCATGGCGGCTGGCGAGCCATTTATGGGAATGACACCGCCGCGTCCTCTAAAGATCTTCTATCTTCAAGCAGAGGTGCAATATCATTATCTGAGAGAACGCGTTAAAATGGTCGACATATCCCCGCAGCATATTCCAACCATCGCTAAGAATCTTTTTATTACTCCGCAAGTAAGGCTTATTCTGGATGAGAGCGGAGTAAAAACGATAGGCCACACCATCCGTCAATGTTTTGGTAGCGAATCTCCTGATATAATCGCTATCGACCCAATTTCTAATGTTTATGATAAGGAAAGTGAAAACGATAATGCCATGATGATGGCGTTCTTATCTCAGCGCGTGGAATCACTGCGCACTTATGCATCTGAAAAAACCAGCTTTATGCTTGTTCACCATACCAAGAAGATAGCCAAGGAAGACCTTGCAAAAGACCCATTCCAGATGTTCAGCGGTGCATCTAGCCTGCGTCGGTACTACACCACTGGTATGTTAATGTTTCGCCCGGATGAGGAAGTCAGCGAATGTGTGCTAACCTATGAAGTGCGTAATGGCGCTAGAATCCCTAATATAAATGTTGATAAGGATATGGGTCGATGGATTATTGTCCCAAAAGAAAAAAGCCGTATTGGAAAGCATGACGTTGAAAACAAGATGGACGATGAGCGAAAACGCAAGGTTGATATTATTAAGCAGGAAATTCTATGGGGTATTGAGGATGGTAGAAATTACACCATTCGCGGACTTTCAGATTATTTAGCTGGTAAAAGTGGGCTTGGGTCATCAGCAACCATCAATAGACTGCTAAATGAGATGGTCGCCCAGAACGAAATTTATTATTCCTATGATAGCAATCAAGATAAGAAATTTCTTGTTGCATAGTGTGTGTCAAATGCTTCGTGTGTCATGACACACGCTACCCTTTGCAACACGTTATACACCTGTATTATAATAATAAAGCGTGTGTCAAATGCATTCGTGTGTCAAACTGTGGATAACTTGTGCTACAGCAATGATATATATAGAAAAAATATGTGTTGCATTGTGTGTCATTTTAGGGTACGGTACCCAGGTACCGTTTCCCTAGCGGTACACGGTTTTAGGTACCAATGTAGTTTTCGAGATAAAAAAATGAGGGCATGGAATCTGTAAATTCCACCCCCTTGACACCATCCCCATCCCATGGCTTGAAAATAATGCTTGCAATCATCTTTTGCCTGTGTCATAACATACTCATGCGCAGCGATGAGGCTGCCAAGTAAGGGAGAGAGAAATGAGGCAAGGTTTTAAAGATATTGCAGAACGCATGAACAATGCCATGATTGGCTTTGTGGAATCAATCGCCCGCTTTGGCGAAATTAACGCGGATGATGCCAAAGTGGTGGCGAACTTCTACATGAAAAACAAACTGGCCAAAATGGACGCAGTGGGTGGCCGTATTTCTGTGAAGCACGGCGCATATTACGACAAAGACATTATCGTTAAAGCGCTTGGCATGGCGAAGGAGGCTGCGTAATGTCGCTTATTTGTTGCGAGCGCTGCCAAGGGTTTATTTGTTCCGACGATGACCCAGATTGTTTTGTGGAAGTTCCTTGGCTCAATCTTGAAGATAGAGTCTGGTGCAAATCGTGCCGAGAAACAGAATGGGAACAGAACGAGAACAGAACGAGAAGGCGGCATGACCAACGCCCACGGAGGCCGCCGAGCCAACTCCGGCAGAAAGCACACCTACGGGAATATGCCCACCAAGCGTATCGCTCGAACCATCCCCGAAGCGTGGATTGCAGAACTTGACCAGTGGCTACTTGACAAGAGGGCGAAAGATGATGCATACTAGCCTTGTTCGTTCCTACGCTCGGCAAGCGCCTAACGAACAACTCAGGCGGCTACCATAGCCGATGGTGTCAACTTAACGCTGTACGGGCAAAAAATGGCTAAAATCGACACTATAAAATGGCCAGCAGATAATCCTGTAAGGAAATCAGTATCTTCGCTCATACCTTACGCTAGAAATAGCAGAACGCATTCCGACGAGCAGGTGACGCAGATAGCGGCGTCGATTAAGGAGTGGGGGTTTACTAACCCTATCCTGATTGACGGCGAGGGTGGCATCATCGCAGGCCACGGTCGACTGCTCGCCGCGAAGAAGCTCGGCATTAAGGAAGTGCCTTGCCTGATAGCTGATGGCTGGACGGACGCACAGAAGCGGGCTTATGTGATAGCGGATAACAAGCTGGCGCTGAACGCTGGCTGGGACAACGCTATGCTGGCGGTGGAATTTGAGGCGCTGGGTGAGGCAGGGTTTGATTTGAACCTAACGGGCTTTGGCACGGATGAGATAGCTGGGTTGCTGAACGCTGAGCCTGTGAAGGGCTTAACCGATGAGGATGCAGTCCCGGAAGCGCCAGAGGTTCCGATTAGTGTGCTGGGCGATGTGTGGCTGTTGGGCAATCATCGGGTGATGTGTGGGGATAGCACGAGCATCGACGCGGTTGAAAAGCTAATGGATGGCGTGAAGGCGGATATGGTTTTCACCGACCCGCCGTACCGCATGGACGCGACTGGTGGTTCGAATCAACCCATTGGCCGCTCTGCTGCCAAGCTAGGCGAGGCTATTAAGCACCTATGCGAGTTCGACCCCGTGGCCTTCCTCGCTATGCTGCCGACCGTATTCAACAAGGCAAAGATGAATGCCTACATCTTCTGTAACAAAGACTTAGTGCCGGACTATTTGCAATGGGGGCTAACCAATGGCTTTAGCTTCAACATCCTGTTTTGGAAGAAGCCCAACGCATTGCCGCTAGGCGGCCAGCATCGCCCTGACGTTGAGTACCTGCTTTATTTTCGCAAGGGCGCTCACTGGAACAATGGCGTCAAGGAAGCCAACTACTCACGCTGCATGGAGTATGGCCGCGAGAACAGTACGCCGCATCCGACCATGAAGCCTGTGGCATTGATTGAGAATCAAGTGCTGATTGCATCTCCTCATGGCGGGGTAATCCTTGACCTATTCGGCGGCTCCGGCTCCACCCTAATCGCCTGCGAGAAAACGCAACGCTCCTGCCGCATGATGGAACTTGACCCTAAATACTGCGATGTAATCATAAAACGCTGGCAGGATTTTACAGGTAAAAAAGCAACTCACGCTGAAACAGGAGCACCCTTTGGAAACCTTGGAACAGCCAAAAAACTCAGCGCATGAGTGGGGTAAAGAGAGGGTTTTTATCTACCACCCGAGGCGCTCTCCTCTGCCTGCTGGCGCTATCAATCACACCCATTTTGATAATCATCATGGTAATCACTCGGTATTGGTGGAGTTAAAAGAATGGTAATGCCTTCGCATCAGCCAACGACCGAAACACGCAATAAGGTTGAGGCCATGTCAGCGATTGGCATTCCGCAGCACGATATAGCGCGGGTTCTTGGCATTCATGACGACACGCTCCGCACCTATTACCGCGAGGAGCTTGATACAGCTACAATCAAAGCTAACACTCAGATAGGCGGCGCTTTGTTTAAGAAGGCTTTATCTGGGGACACGGCTTCGCTTATCTTTTGGATGAAGACGCGGGCTGGGTGGAAGGAAACTGCGGTTAATGAACTTGCGGGCCAAGTAGCGCATACGGTGAAATGGGGTGAGTGATGACTTGTCATTGTGGAAAAAAAGCTTGTTTGGATGATACTATAGCGCATTTTGAGCATAAGGAATTGATGCATCTGCGCAAAGAAATCAAAGAGAAGGATGTTCTAATTGATGAGCTTATAACAATGGTTGAGCGTGGCGCGGTGATAGTTGACGCGCTTGTTGTAAAAGAATATTTGGAAAAGTACCCAACTCAAACAAAGCACTAGGCATGGCTGACCTCATTGTGCCATATTCGCCGCGTGCGGCATTCAAGCCCTACCACGCCAATACTAAGCGATTCTCTGTTACTGTAGCCCACAGACGAGCAGGAAAAACCGTAGCGCGCCTCAATAGAATCATCAAAGAGGCCGTGACATGCGATAAGCTAAATCCACGCTTTGGGTATATCGCGCCGTTTTATGTGCAGGCGAAGGAAATCGCGTGGCAATATCTGAAGCACTACACCGCGCCGCTTGCGCCACTTGGCGTAAAATACCACGAGGCCGACCTATCTATTACCTTTGGCCACAACAACGCTACAATACGGCTGTATGGTGCTGAGAATGCAGAACGGATGCGCGGGCTATATTTTGATGGTATTGCGCCAGATGAGGGGCAAGGTATATCTAGCGCCACACTGCGCACAGTCATTCTTCCATGCTTGGCTGACCGGCAAGGCTGGTTAGATATATCTGGCACGCCGAAGGGCTGGAATAACTTGCTTGGCGAGGTGGTAAAGATTGCGCAAGACAATCCCGATGAATGGTTTCTACAAATTCTTAAGGCCAGCGAAACAGGCATACTTCCTGAATCGGAGTTGGCATTGCAGCGCAAGCTAATGAGTGACAATGAGTATGCGCAGGAATATGAATGTAGCTTCGATGCGGCTATCACTGGCGCTGTGTATGGCAAGCAGCTAGAGATGATACAATCGCAAGGAAGGATTAAGCCTAATCTTCTCGATACGTCACTGCCAGTCCACACAGCATGGGATTTAGGCTATAGCGATAAAACAGCTATCTGGTTTTGGCAGCGCGTTGGCATGGAAGTGCGATTAATAGATTTCTACCAAGCCAGCTTTGAGGATGCGCAGCACTATATCGGAGTGCTTCGTGACCGTGGCTATAAATACGGTGATCATTACGTTCCACATGATGCGGCAAATAAACTCATGGCAGCAGGTGGTAAGTCAATCATCGACCAGCTACACGCTGGCGGCATTAAGACCCGGCTAGTTGTAGCGGCTAAACAATCTGACCAGATAGAGGCGCTGCGCTGGGTAATGCGCAATATGTGGATTGACAGCAAGTGCGATGTAGGAACCCAGCATTTGCGGGAATATCGTTATAAATGGATTGAAGATAGGCAGTGTTACAGTGATGACCCACGGCATGATGTGAACTCGCACGCCGCCGATGCCTGCGAAATAATTGGACAAGTCCTGCGAAAAGAGGTACAAAAGGATTCTCCACCAAAGCCTAAATTTTTGGAAGATATGTCGCTAAATGACCTTTTTGAGGCTGAAAGTGCCTCAACTTCCAATTATAGGCGGATTTGATGCTAGAGATTAAACGCAAGCCAGAATTGACATTTTACGTCGATCACGTTTCCGCTTATGAGCGTGAGGCCAAGACATGGGAATCACGCGGTAAGAAAATTGTTAAGCGCTATCGTGATAATCGCGGCGATACTGACCGCAAAGCTGCTAGATTCAACATCCTTTGGAGCAATGTGCAAACGCTACACCCAGCGCTGTATAATGGCACGCCTACGCCGAATGTTGACCGCCGCTATGAAGATGATGAAGAGGTAAACACTACGGTTGCGCAGATTCTTGAGCGCGCGGCATCTTACTACGTCAAAACAAATGATTTCGACGATTGCATGGGGCAGGCCGTACTTGACCGTTTATTGCCGGGGCGCGGCACCATGTGGATTCGTTACGTTCCGAATTTCAAAGACGTACAGATTGCAGGCGATGCGGCTGATGGCGCGCAGATTACGGACGATGTAAACCCTGAAGATACCGAACAGGAGCTTTATAGCGAGGATGTGGTTGCAGACTATGTGCATTGGTGCGATTACGGCCATAACGTCGCGCGCACATGGCAGGAAAATCGCATGGTTTGGCGCAAGGTATATCTTGGCCGCAAAGAACTGGTAAAGCGTTTCGGCAAGATTGGCGAAGAAGTACCACTCGACGCAAAAGCGCTTGGCAAAAAAGACGACGACCAATCCGAGGCGAACACCAAAGGCACTGTTTACGAGCTTTGGGATCGGGTAACGAAAATGGTTTATTGGTTCCATAAGGACATGGAAGATTTCCTAGACCAAATGGATGACCCGCTGCGCCTAGAGGGATTCTATCCATGCCCAAAACCTGTTTACGCAACATTGGCGAATGATTCGCTAATACCTACGCCGGATTTTGTTCTCTATCAGGATCAGGCGCAAGAGCTTGACGTGATGACGGCGCGTATTGATATGCTGAACCGCGCGCTTAAAGTTGTTGGCGTTTATGACGCCAGCGCTGAAGGTGTGCAGCGAATGCTTTCGGAGAATGTCGATAATAAGCTGATCGCTGTTGAGCAATGGGCTGTGTTTGCGGAAAAAGGCGGTCTTAAGGGGGTTGTTGACTTCTTCCCTATTGAGATGGTCGCCAATGTGCTGATGAATCTTTATAGCGCGCGCGATAAGATAAAACAGGATATTTACGAGATTACCGGCATTTCTGATATTGTGCGTGGGTCTACCAACGCAAATGAAACGGCTACAGCACAACAAATCAAAGGCCAGTTTGCAACGCTTCGGTTGGATTCAATGCAGAAAGATGTGGCGCGGTTTGCGCGTGATGCTGTTAAGATCATGACTGAAGTGATCGGCAATCATTTTAGCCTAGACACGCTCAAGCAAGTATCGGGTGTTCGCTTGCTTACTGAGGCGGAGAAGCAGCAGGCTATAGCAAGCCAACAGCCGCAAATAGACCCGATGACAGGACAGCCAATCCCACCGCAGCCGCTGCCTGACATAGTGCAGAAGATGATTAAGAAGCCAACATGGGAAGAAGTTGAAGCTGTGTTGCGCAATAACGGAACAAGGTGTTTCCGAGTTGATATTGAAACGGATAGCACAATTAAGGCAGATCAGGAAGCCGAGAAGGCCAGCCGGATTGAATTCTTAACGGCGGCGGGTACGTTTATTCAGCAAGCGGCCACTATTCCCGTTCCTGAACTACAGCCGCTGTTAATGGAGATGCTTAAGTTTGGCGTTGGTGGGTTCAAAGCAGGCCGTGAGCTTGATGGCGAGTTTAAGAATGCACTGGATTCAATTAAGCAGAAAGCCGAGCAGCCGCCGCCTCCACCGCAGCCGGATATGGCAGCCCAAGCGGCGCAAGCGGATTCACAAATGAGAATGCAAGAATCGCAAGAAAAATTACAATTTGATGACAAAAAGCTAGGTGTTGAAAGTAGTTTTAAGGATCGCGAATTAGCGTTGAAAGAACGCGAGATTGCCCTTAAGGAATTTGACACGCAACAGAGGTACGCACTTGAAACAAAGCGCTTGCTTATCGACTATCAGAATAAGGTTAATAGCGAGGTTGACAAACCGGATGAATCTATGGAATCTGACGGCGAGGATAGTGCCATAATGATGCTCGCCGAGAAAATGCAAGAAAGCATTGAGCAAAAAGACGCAGCTTTAATGCAGATTGCACAAATGCAGATTGCGGGTAACAATGCAATTGTAGAGGCTATCACTCGCCCTAAACAGGTTGTGCGTGATGGGCAGGGAAAAATTACTGAGGTTGTCTAATGGTCGGACTTGTACATAAGTTAGTCGCTGGCAACCCCCAAACGCCCCGCATTGATAACACCAATTGGAATGATGACCACGGCTCAGGAGCTGCTGCATCTGGTACGGTTCTTACGGCAGACGGTGCTGGTAACGCTGATTTTCTAGCTCCGTCATCTGCTATTGGCGGTACTGTCACGGGCGGCACAGATGGATCTGTATTGTTCATCGGCTCTGGTGTGTTAGCCGAGGATAACGCAAATTTCTTCTGGGATGATACTAATAACCGACTTGGCATCGGTACTTCCACACCGTTAGCTCGGCAGCACACCGTTGTTAATGCCATCGGCGCGTCACCTGCACTTGCAAGCGGGCTGTTACTGGATAACCAAACAGCAGCGGCAGCGGGCGCACAGCAATACAGCCCTGCGCTGTATCTTCGTGGGCGCGGGTGGAAAACCACTGCAACGGCAGCAAGCCAGACAGTAGACCTACGCATTCAGAACGTACCAGTTCAAGGAACGACTGCACCAACCGGACAGATGCAGTTCGGCTACTCGATTAACGGCGGTGCGTTTGTAAACGCGATGACCGTTTCCTCTCTGGGGGTACTGGCGGTAACGGGCAGCTTCACCTGTAACGGCTCGATGTATAACGGCGCAACGGCGCTTACTAGCAACATCTACATCAACTCCGCATCGACTGCCACGCAGACAAACGGCTCTGGCATTTACTTTGGCACAAGCGGCAACATCTCGCTGCGCACGGTGTTTAACGGAACCACCAACTACACCATTCCTGCGAGCAATAACTACGGTGCGCTGATTATTGGCTCAATGCCTGTGACAGAGGCATCTAGTGGCACGCACGCGGTAATTGCCAACCTGATTGTGAGAACTTTTGCAATCACCAACGCGGGCGGTGCTACTACAAACGCCGCGACGGTTTACATTGAGGGCGCGCCTACTGGTATCACTCCTACAGGTGACTTATACGGGCTGCTGGTTGATGCGGGGAACGTGCGGATTGATGAAAGAGTAAGTATAAGCACAGGCGGTTCTCCGGCTGGGGCGTTGCTTTGCATAGGCGCAGGGAACAATGCGCTTGCTAACATAAAGTTTACAGCAGGGACTGTTTTAACAACCCCCGCTAGAGGAAACATAGAATATGATGGGACTACGCTGTTTTTCTCTCACGATGATTCAGTCCGCCGTAACGTAGCGACATGGTTAGATGATAACCCCGGCATAGGAACATCGGGAGTCCCACCTCTTGCATTAGAATACTACGGAGTAAGCGGGGACTTGGTTCTCTGCACTCCTTCCAAATGGATAACTACATTGGTGGATGGCACTGCGTATGCTGTACCACTTTATGCGCCGGGTTAATAACATAGGAGAGCAATATGACTATCATCGACGTAACACAGAAACTATTCGACCTTGACGGCAAGCCAATGATGGATGGCGCACCGGATTCGGCTGTTGAGGCAACCCTGCGCACAGTGCTGCGCTTGGCGTTGATTAACTTCCGCCCATCGCGGCAGGGTGAAACGCTGGGCATTGACGACCAAGGAAAGCGCTACGACTTAGCGAAGAAAATCACCAAGGCCGACGAGGTAGACTTGAAGGCTGAGGATATCGTTTTCTTGAAAAACTGCGTTGCATCGTGGTTTCAGAACCCCGCTGTGTATGGCGTGGTGGTTGACCTCATCGACCCAGCAAAGGAGTAGCCATGAGTAAGCTAATTGAACACGCGGCGTATTTAGAGCAAGACCCGCTAGATATAGACTCAGTGTATGTGGTTCTGAAGGTTGGCTTAACAAAAGCCGCTGTTGAGTCCGGCGCTATTGAGATTGCAGCGAAGGCCGAGGGATGGAACGAAACGGGAAGCCCCTGCGAGCATTTGCGGCAATGGCTGGTTAGCAGGGCGATTGGTAACGTAGTGAAGCAAGTGCAGCTAGGCTACGTCGCTCCGAAGATTGAAGAAGGCAACGCAATGGCGAAGCTGGCACTGCAAGCGCTGCTTCCTCCTGCGGTGTTTGATAGCATCTACCCGCCTCCTCCACCCCCAGAGCCGGAGCCAGAATAATGCAGTACATTCGCAATGTAGGACTGGCGCTTGATTGCTTCCTGAATGCCGTAACAGGTGGCGGTCACAATGAGACGTTAAGCCAGCGAGCGGCGCGTGAGGAACGAGAGGGCAAGCGCTGGGCGTGCAAGCTGTGTCGCTGGCTTCATTACACCGTGGAACGTGACCATTGCGCTAAGACGCTCGACCCCAACGCTCCTACCAAAACGGCGGCGTGCATCCGCGCGTTGGTGCAGATGATTGTGGTGGTGTGGGCGGCGATACATCTTTACGGCTTACTGGTATTCTAATGACTGTTTTTGATAGCAGTGTTTTTGATAGCGATGTTTTTTTATGTGACGATGTAGCCGCGCCAGATGGCGGCGGCGGAATATTTATCGACGCGGGAAAATATCGCAAACACTTGCTAGAGATAGCCGAAGCTGCCGATAGGCGGCTCTACAAAAAATTACAAAAGAAAATCTCTGTGTTGGCAAATGATCCAACCGAAGAAGTCGCGGATGTAGCGAGAGAGATACAAGTTAGTATAGATTTCTCTGCGTTGGCTGTGGCAGAATCGCAAATTTCCCAACAAAAGCTTTGGCAACTTCTTATAAAGCTTGACCAAATAGTTGAAAAAGCGATAATGCATCAAGTGATGTTGCGCGAGTCCGAAGATGAACTCATCATTTTAATGGCTATACCATGACATATTTTATTTTTGACGGCAGTGGTAGAATTGCATCATCTGGCAGCGCAGTTGCTTCACATGCCGGTGGGTGGCCTTTCGACGCTAGCGGCAATCTTGTTGTTACAGATGGGGTAACAGCGCCGTCTGTAGTAAGGGGAAGCCTTCCTTTTGAGTCTACTGGAGCGCTGGCCATTGATTACGGTGGAACTATTGCAACTTACTCTAATGGTTTGCCATTTACTGCAGATGGACGTTTGTCTGCGGATAATACAAATGCTGTTGCTATAACTGTAAACGGCATTCCTATGTCAACTTCTGGGGTTAGTATCGCATGATTTATATGAACGTCAAATGCTCCGATCTCACCGCTAATAGCGTGCTTTCGGAGGAAGATGTTGCTTGGGCTGCAAATGTTCGTATTCCATATAATTCATCTAATGGAGAATGGGCTAAATTGCAGCGCATTCAGATGTGCGTGGTCGATGCTCTCTCCGCCGGTACGATAAAAGAGGTTGACCGCGAAAGCGTAAAAATAATGCGTGGCCCCCAGATCATTAGCGATGATTTGGGTATTCAGGGTGTGTTCAATCCCGCCAACGGTAAAACATATGACAGCAAATCGCAGTATTATCGCGCTGTGAAAGAGGCTGGCTGCGAAGTGCTTGGCACTGATGCGCCGCGTGAGGCAAAGCCAATAGAGGCGAAAATATGCGAGAATGATTTAAAACGCGACATCGCGCAGGCAATTCAACAACTAGGGGGCTAAAATGGAATTAGAAGCAGAAGTAGAAGAACAGAAAGCGGATGATGTAAACGCTGATATCGCAGCCGCCATCGAGCAGTTAGAAGAACCAGTAAAAGAGCGTGATGATTCTGGTAAGTTTAAGGCTGAGGAGCCTTTAGAGCAAGCCAAAGCCGAAGAGTTGCCCAAGGAAATCCCCGAACCGCCGCAATCGTGGAGCGCTGAGGCAAAGGCAGAATGGGCTAAAGCTTCTGAGATTATCCGTAATGAGTCATTAAAGCGCGAGAAAGATTGGCACCAAGCGCTAACTCGCCATGACGGTGATTTGCGTCTAGGCCGCGAGATGAAGGATGTTATAACTCCGTACATGGCGCAGATTCAGGCTGAAGGTGGTACTGCTGCTACTGCGGTTAGTTCGCTCCTAAACACTGCCCATATTCTTCGCAGTGGCACACAAGAGCAAAAGCGCGCGCTTATTCTTAACACCGCCAAGCAATATGGTGTGGATATTGGTGCGGTGCATGAGGAACAAGAGTATGTAGACCCTACCATTGCGCAGCTGCGTCAAGAGATTGAGAATCTAAAAAAGATTGCTGACCCACAGGCAATAGAATCCCGCTTGCATGAGCGCTATGAAAGTGCTAAAGTAAAATCAGATATTGACGCCTTCGCTTCTGATCCGGCGCATGTTCACTTTGAAACGGTAAAGCCTATAATGGCCGCTCTTTTCAATGCTGGGCAAGCTAAAGATTTGAAAGAGGCTTACGATATGGCATGCATGGCAAATCCTACTATTCGTTCCACGCTTGAAGCATCACGAAATGCTGAATATCAGGCGAAACGTAAGCAAGAGATTGAAGCCAAGAAACGTGCATCATCTTCCATCACTGGCAGTCCAGCTATTCCTAGCAACTCCAAAGTGACAAATCCCAAAACATCCGTTGAAGACGACCTTCGCGCCGTTATTGACGCAATTGAATCTCGAATCTAGCTAGGGGAATGGTTCTCCTAGCTTTAAACAGTTAGGAGTATTAAAAATGGCTTCTCCAAATTTGGACGAAATTGTCACCACCACGCTGCGTAACCGTACTGGCAAGCTAGCGGATAACGTTTAAGAATTCAGGGACGTTATAAAATGGGGTGAATTCGGTGGACGCTGAAATGCCAATACCGAGCGAAGCTAAGAACGTAGGAAACGAGGGTCTTAGAACGTGTAACGACTAGATGGTGACGAAAGAATAATCCATCCACGAGCGCCCCACACTTAACCTTGCCACAAGAGGAGAATTCCGAATGGCGATGATATATGCTTTAGAGAATACAGCAACAGGCTTTGCTTACATAGGCTGCACTAGCGGCAACATGGCGAAGCGGATGCGAGAACATCGGTGCTTATTACGCAAAGGTGTCCACAAAGTCACTCTTATGCAATCGGATTGGAAAACTATGGGTGAAAGCCCTTTTATCATTCGATGCCTAGAGAAATTTGATGGCAACCAGAGTGTTGTATTTAAGCGGGCTAGAGAACTATACTGGATGCAAGAGTATTCCTTAAAAGGGAAACTTTATAACGAGCATCAAGTTAGCTTTGCTGGTACGCCTGATTCTCTAAAAAAGGCAGTTGCGAAAGCGGCTTCACTGGAAAAGACCGATAAGTTCTACGAAAGTAGGCCAGAGGTTTTAGAGCGCACCTTGCTCACACCAGCGAACCGCGAGAGAAACAAGCAACGCCAATTAGACCGATGGCAGAATGAAGAATACCGCGCAAAAATGCTGGTAGCTTTGGCCAAGGGTCGTAATAAGGTTAAGTGATGAGATAGTCTGCTCTAACGCGAACAACAAGCGTTAGAAGCTAGGGATAAAGAGCCTTAGCGGTAACATTTGGACTGAAAACAACGCACTGCTCAAACGTCTTAAGGCGCGTGGCAATGTAAAACCTGTTTCTGGTGGTCGCACCATTCTTCAGGAACTTGAATACGCAGAGAACGGTACGTTCAAGCGTTATTCGGGTTACGAAACCCTGAACATTTCCCCATCAGACGTGTTCACTGCGGCAGAGTACAACTACGCTCAGGCGGCAGTTGCTGTGTCGATTTCCGGCCTTGAGCAGCTGCAAAACAGTGGTAAAGAGGCAGTTATTGATCTTCTTGGCTCGCGCATCAAAAACGCAGAGCGCACAATGATGAATAACATTGCATCGGATTGCTACTCGGATGGTACGGCAGATGGTGGTAAGCAGATCGGCGGCCTTGCGCTTCTGATCGACACGACCCCAGCAACCGGCACCGTTGGTGGCATCAACGCTGCAACGTGGAGTTTCTGGCAGAATATCGCCAGCACCGGCACCACTGCTACCGCTGCAAACATCCAAAACCTGATGAATACGGTTGCACTGCAACTGGTTCGCGCTACTGATTATGCAGACCTCATTATTGCTGGTACAACCAAATATGCGTTTTATCTGGATTCGCTCCAAGCAATTCAGCGTATTTCTTCGGTTGAAACGGCTGGTGCAGGGTTTACCTCGCTGAAATACTACGGCGCTGGCAACTCGGCTGATGTGGTTCTCGATGGTGGCGTTGGCGGGGCGTGCCCAACCAACAGCATGTATTTCATCAACACGAATTACCTGCACTTCCGTCCACATGTAGACCGTAACTTTGCAGTTATTGGTTCGGATCGTTATGCAACTAACCAAGACGCGATGGTTAAACTCATCGGTTTTGCTGGTAACATGACGGCATCAAACCGTCGTCTGCAGGGCGTTCTCACCAACTAATTGGTTAGTATAGTCAAACACTTAAGGAGTAATTACTATGTCTTACATTATGGGTATGAATTTAACTGCTATTGACACAATCCCCCAGTTTACCCCGGGGTCTATTGGTCAAACAAGTGATGGGAAGAAGTATAAGTATGTACAATACGAAACTGCTGCTGGGTCTGTGGCTGCTGTAGCTGGCAATATTGCTTACTACTACGCTCCATCGGGTGCTTCGGCTGGCGCAACCACGGTTGTAACTTCCGATTTGTCCGATAGCGCAGGCTTGGGTGCTGGCGTACTACAGGCTGTTTTAACGGACGGCGCATACGGATGGGTGCAGATTTCTGGCGCAGCAACCATTACGCCTGCTCTTACAGCTGGCGCTGATGGCAATGCTCTGACTGCTGTTGGTGCAACGGATGGTACGCTTGACGTATCGGCGCTTGTAACTGATGCAGTAGTTGCTTACGCGGTAGATGCTTCGGCTAAAATCATCATGTGTAATTTCCCGCAGTAATCTAGTAGCCCCCTACTAGGTGGGAAGGGTGGTGAGGGGTAAAATCCTTGCTACCCTTTTCTTTTTAAGTTATGTTATCATTCTAACAAGGGGGAATATATGTTATCTGATCCAACAATTAAGCAGCTTTCCAATAGCAATTACCAAGTGAGTTTTGGCGATGATCGTGGGTTATACGCAGAGTTTTTTAAAGATGCGCTCTTAGACCAATTCCAAACACAGCAGCAAGGCCGCCCGATTTATCGCAGCGTTGATATGCTGAGGATTATGTTTCCGGGGGATAATACTAAAGAGGTTGTGCGCATCGTAAGGATGCAGCAGGAGGGAAATCAGCCCGCCGACCCAGACCGTTTCCCGCGCCAATGGGCTGCTTATCAAGCGCAAGAAGCACAAGCACAAGACGGAACTCCTATTGAGCATTGGCCGCCAATTAGTAAGGCGCAGGCTCTTGAATTAAAGGGATTGAAAATTTACACAGTTGAGCAATTATCTGCGGTATCCGACGCAAACCTTAATTGGATGGGTGCGCGCCAGCTACGTGATAACGCAAAGGCATGGCTAGCGGAAGCTGATGCGGGGGCTGAAACTATCAAGCTTCGAGGCGAGATTGAAGAATTGAAAATTCAATTGGCCGCGCTTACTAATCAAAACTCAGGTTTTTCTGCTGGCGTAAAAACTGAACAGGTGGTACAATCCGAGCAAGCTGCACCGATGTTGGAAGCGTCAGACATTAAACCCATGACCACAAAAATGCGTGGTCGGCCTCCAAAGGTAGCAAATGGCACGCACATTCCTACAACTAATGCAGCAAGCGGCGAATGAATTAGGCATTCCTGAACCATCCCAAATTATTGGCGCGCAAGATGAGCAGTCAAAGCAGCTGCTGGCGCTCGCGCAGCGTGAGGGAAAAGACTTCTCCGTGCTGGCCAATAAAAACGGCGGATGGCAGGATTTGCATAAGGAATACACCTTTACCACGTCCGTTAGCACGCAAACAGGAACAACCGTATCTGGTTCGGCTGTGGTTACCGGGCTGGCTGATACATCGGTATTAGCGGCGCAGACCTATGGCGCTTACGCTTCTGGAATTGCCAACAACTCCATTATTGTTTCTATTGATAGCCCAACGCAGGTAACGCTAGACCAAGTAGCGACGGCATCTGGCACTGTAAGCATTATTTTTGGGAAAATCGCCTATCCACTACCAAGTGACCTTGAATATTTTGTGCAGCGCACATGGTGGGATAATACCTACAAATGGGAATTGCTTGGGCCGATTACGGCGCAAGAAAAGCAGATTCTTAAATATGGGATTATTGCTAGCGGCCCCCGCAGCAAGTTCTACATTCGCAACAATCTTATGTACCTTAATCCTATGCCAGCTGTTGATGGTAGTCTGTTCGCATACGATTATTTTAGCAACGCATGGTGTGAATCGGCTGGTGGCACTGCACAGCAACTTTGGACTGCCGATGATGATACATACAAGTTAAATGAGGATTGTTTTGTTCAAGGCATCAAATGGAGATTCTTACGAGCGAAAGGCTTGGATTATACGCAAGAGAAAGCCGATTACGAAATGGATTGCCAGCGCGTTATGAGCCGCGATGCGGGCAACCGCGACCTTCCGATTGCTGGCGGAACGTATGGCGCACGGTTCCTTAACGATGACAACATTCCGGAAAACGGATTTGGGAATCAACCTTAATGGCGCTTAAACCTAGAGGAACGCGCGTTTCGCGCACATCATCGCTTCAGGCACCAACAGGCGGCCTAAATGCGAAAGACCCTATCGCTAACATGAAAGAAACCGAAGCGGTGACGCTAGAGAATTGGTTTCCGACACCATCAAGCGTGGATATTCGCAACGGGATGACTTCGCACGTTGACGGGTTTTCAGATAGTGTGGAAACCATTGCTCTTTATAATGATGGCGTAGATCCCAAGTTATTTGCCGCAGCAGGCGATTCTATTTATGACGTCACAACTGCTGGCGCATTAGGCACAGCTGAAGTAACTGGACTTTCAAATGCCCGCTTCCAATGTATCAATATGGGAACCGCCGGAGGGTTCTATTTGATGATGGTAAATGGTGCAGATAAGCTCCAATATTACACAGGCTCCGCATGGGATGTGGATGGTGGCGGCCTTACAATCACGGGCGTTGATACGGCGGATTGCATCCATATTAACAACTTTAAAAACCGCGTTTGGCTGATTGAAAAAAACACATTTAACGCATGGTATTTGCCTGTTAGCTCAATAGCAGGAGCCGCGAATAATCTTGACCTTTCTGGCTTATTTAAGCTTGGTGGCTATCTTATGGCAATGGCCAACTGGACGATTGATAACGCGTCTGGTGTAGATGATTATGCTGCGTTTATTACTAGCGAGGGCGAGGTTGCGCTTTACAAGGGTACCGACCCAAGCAGTGCCGCGACTTGGGCGCTTGTTGGAACATTCCGCATGGGTCGCCCTATTGGCCGCAGATGTTTCTGTAAAGCCGGTGCCGATGTTTTGGTGCTTACGACGGATGGAGCGTTCCCGCTATCAAAAGCGCTTCTAACTGATAGGTCGCAGCTTAACCTTGCGGCTACAGATAAAATTAGCACGCTGTTTAACGAGGATATACGTACCTATGGCACGCTATTTGGGTGGCAGCCAATTATCCACCCATTCGGTCAAAAGTTGATTGTAAACGTGCCAACCACTGAGGGGCAGGTCGCGCATCAATATGTAATGAACACGAGCAACGGCTCATGGACTAAATTCACTGGTTGGAACGCGATATGCTGGGAAGTCCTAGGGGATTCGCTCTATTTCGGTTCATCGGATGGCGTATATCAAGCAGATGTTGGCGGAAGCGATAACGGCTCAGATATTACTTGTGTAGCGCAGCAAGCTTTTAGCTACTTCGGAAATCGCACTGGAATAAAAAAATGGTCTATGGCACGGTGTATTTTTACTGCGGGTGGCGTTATAAATCCAGCTATTCTGCTTAACGTGGATTTCGCAACAGACCGCACAACCGTATCTCCCAGTTTTACTGAAAACACCGGAAGCGTTTGGGATGTCGCGCCTTGGGATACCTCAAGCTGGACTCGTGGCGATACCATTGTAAAAAACTGGCAGTCTATCACAGGTGTTGGTTATGCTGGTGGTATTCGCGTGGTAACACAGACTAAGGATATTACCTGCAGATGGCAGTCAACGGACTTTGTTTATGAATATGGGGCTGTGCTATAATGCTGGTTTACGGCGAAGATGAGCTTGTCGCAAGATGGGTTGGCAATCAATTATTGAAAGATACTGAGTCGTTCCTTCCATGTAAGGCAATTGGAATAGAGAAAGACGGGGAATTAATAGCTGGGGTAATCTATAATAAGTATGAGCCTAATCTTCTTATTGAAATGTCAATTGCAAGCCTTGACAAAAGATGGGCGACAAGGCATAATCTGAATGCGCTATATTCATACCCCTTCATTCAGCTTGGTCTGAAAAGAGTACAGGCGCTTTGTTCTCAAAAAGACGAAGGGGTTCAAATGTTTCTTAAAAGATTAGGTTATACGCATGAAGGCACGCATCCATGTGCTTTTGATGATGGCGGGACTGCGCTTTCGTTTGGAATGTTAAAACATCAATGTAGGTGGATATAATGGGAAAGAAATCAACACCATCAGCACCGGCAGCTCCAGACCCAGCGGCAACCGCCGCCGCGCAAGGCGCTATGAACAAGGAAACAGCCATCGCTAACGCGCAGCTTGGCATGGTGAACCAATATACGCCTTATGGTAATTTGATTTACTCGCAGACTGGGACGAGCGCTGAAGGTACGCCAATGTACCAAAGCAACATCAATCTCTCGCCGGAGCAGCAACAGCTGCTCAATATGTCGCAACAGGGCAATATTGGTACGGCTCAGTTGGGGCTTGACCAGCTTGGCCGCATTGGTAATTCGGTTAGCACGCCGTTTAGTTATGCTGGGCTTCCGTCATATGGCGAGCAAGACCAGAACGCCGCCGCAGCTCGTGCAGAAGAAGCCATTATGAGCCGGATGAATCCGCAATTCGCGCGCGACGAAGAGGCAATGAGAACGCGTCTTATTAACCAAGGCATCGGCCAAGGCTCACAGGCATACAATACGGAGATGGAGCGCTTTAACCAATCGAAGAATGATGCGCGCATGCAGTCTATTCTGCAGGGCCAAAGTTACGGCAACCAAGAGCTTGCATCAGCATTACAGCGCCGCAATCAGGGTATTCAGGAATACACCACGCAGCGTAACGCGCCGCTTAATGAGTACAGTGCGCTCACGAGTGGGACGCAGATTCAGAATCCACAATTCCAAAGCTCGCAGCAAGGCAATATTGCTCCAGTGGATTATAGCAATCTGGTCAATAACCAATATAATGCGCAGATGGGGCAATATAATAGCCAAGTTGCTAGCAATAACGGCGCGATGGGTTCGGCTGGGCAATTGCTTGGTAACGCAGCAAGCGCTTATTATCTTTTCTCTGACCGCAACATAAAAGAAAATATAATTGAGCTGGGAACCGAAAACGGCCATAAACTTTACGAGTTTTCCTATTCGCATGAGCCGAGCAAGCGGTTTGTTGGTGTTATGGCGCAGGATGTCGAACAGTATATGCCAGAAGCTGTTATCGAGATTGATGGCTTTAAGGCTGTTAATTACGGCATGTTGGGCATTGGAATGCGGGAGGTGGCGTAATGGTACAATTCTTTGACCCCACCCAAGAAGTCGAAATAAAGCGCCGCCGTCTAATTGGTGAGCAGTTGCTTAAGCAGGGCGTTCCTAAACCTACAGAAATGGTGGGAGGTTTTGCTGTGCCTCAATCTGGGCTGGAAGGTCTATCGCAAGGGCTTGGGGCAGCTTTAGGTGCATATGCTCAAGGAAGCGCTGGCGATCAGGAAAAAGAACTTGCCGCGCAGAAACAGCAATTGTTAGCACAAGCTCTATCATCTCCAGATGCGAAATCAGCGGGTGGCGTATTGGCTCAAAACCCTGAATATGCCAAAGAGGCGCTAGATTTAGCTTTCCCACGTCAAACTTTTGGCAGCACCCCAGCGGCGTTGCAATTGGCAAATGAAGTGGCAAGGCTTGAGGCTGCGGGCGATATGGCAGGTGCGGCGCGTATTCGTGAGTTCGCTAAGACGCAGGAAAAAGGAACTGTATTTGATAACGGGACTATCACCAATGCGCCGGGTTATACTAATGCCGTTAGAGAAAAAGAGGCCGCCAAAGCAGGTGGTAAAGTGACGGGCGCTAGTGATGCTAATGCTGTCATTAATTTACCGGGCGCTACGGATAAGGCTAACTATGCTGTAGACCTTATAGATCAGATGGTGGGTAATGAGGCAAAAGGGATTCCTGAACATCCCGGTCTGCGTTCGGCGGTTGGTTTTAGCTCAATTATTCCAAACCGTCCCGGCGGGGATGCTGCTAGTTTTGAGAATCGTCTGAAACAGATTGGCGGTCAGCAATTCCTTGAGGCATTTGCAAGTCTTAAAGGTGGCGGTCAGATTACTGAAATTGAAGGCATCAAAGCAACAGCCGCAATCGCTCGTATGCAAGCGAGTAATTCAGAAGAAGAGTTTATTAAGGCCGCTAGGGAGTTCCAAGGTATTGTTCGGCAAGGGCTTGCGCGTCAACAGCAGCGGGCAGGCGTCGGCAATGCAACATCACCCGTTACGCCATCGTCGGCCACATCCCCGCAAGAAGGTGCAACCGCGACAAACCCAACAACAGGCGCTAAATTAGTATTCACCAACGGCCAATGGATGCCAATGTAATGGAACTACCTGCTGGATTCGTATTAGATGCCCCAGCCCCACCTCCGCCTCCTAAAGGCAAGACGTGGGCGGAAGCGCTTATGGGTGATGCTAATAATGCGGGTATTGCGCAGACTGTAGCCGAGCAAGCTGGGCAGGGCTTGACATTCAATCTCATGGATGAAGGCCAAAACGCGCTTGGTGCTGGGCTTGCCTATGTAGCGGGCAAGGGGCAAGATTTATTTCGTCCTGAGGGACAAAGGCTTGATGAAAGTTACGGCGACCTATACAATGCCGCTGCTGAGGCAAGCAAAAAACGCCTTGCGATGCAAATGGAACAGCGGCCTGCCTTGGCGATAGGTTCGCAACTTGCTGGCGGTTTATTAACAGGAGGTGCAGGTGCTACGACTAAGGGGGGAACGGCGGTTGCTAATAGCCTTCGCAGTGGTCGAGTCCTTGGACAAGAACTTGGACTCGCCGGACGTGCTGGAAAAGCGGCTGTACTTGGTGCCGCGTCCGGTAGTCTTTCTGGCGCGGGCGCTGGAAGTGGTGTTGAGAACCGATTGGAAAGCGCCGGAAACGGTGCCTTGGCTGGTGGTGTCACTGGTGGCTTTATTCCCGTTGTGGGGGCAGTTGCTGGTAAGGTAGCGAAGGGTGTTAGTGATGAAGTTAAAAGTCTAATCCCCGTTGAGGCGGAAAGCGTTAAGAAACTCCGCGCGCAAGCGAAACCTCTTTATGATAAATTCACCAATTCTGGCGGCGTTTATTCAGCAAAGCTAACTAATGAGATTGCTGACCTTGCAGATGCGGCCAAGTCAAAAGGTATTGCAGGCAGCACTAAAAAAGCAGATAATGCACTTAATGAGGCTCTTGATTTCTATTCTAGTTTACGTGGTAAAGAACTTTCACCTGTAGATTTACAGAAATTAGACCAATCGCTTGCGGATGATATTGGTAGATTTAATAAATCAGGTGAATACAACTTTGGCCGTATACTGAATGATCTTAAATACGAAATGCGTGATAGAGCTTTTGACCCAGTAAAGGCTACCGGATACATAAGCCAAGGCTCTGCTGGCTCTGTAGAAGCACTTAAAGAAGCAAACCGCCTTTATGCGCAAAGCTACAAAGCGGCGGATGTAGAAAAGATTCTGGCTAAGGCTAGGGGAACGGAAAACCCACAAACTTCTATCCGCACTAACCTTAAGAATCTTCTCGCAAATGATAAAAAGATGAAGAACTACTCGCCAGAAGAACGGGCGATTCTTGAAGATGCTATGAAGCGCGGCATAACGGGCGGTGCAGTTAAACTACTTGGCGGAAGGCTTATTGACTCGCTTGTTGGTGGTACTGTCGGCTTTGCCTCTGGTGGGCCTCTGGGTGCGATTGCGGGTGCTGTAGCTGGTAAAGCTGTTGGTGGCGTGGCGGCAGACGCGGCGGGTGCAATTCAAGGAAATCGTTTGCGAGGAGCGCTGCAAACGATTCAAAGTGGCGCGCCTGTTTCTAAGGGTGGCCTGCCAGCAGTTCTAGGCTCTAAATCCGCAGGCCAACTAGCGGCTCCAGCGGGTCAATTATCTGGTACGATTAATGCAGCGCCAGAGCCTACACGCATTGAAGTAAACCCCGGCGGAGTTAATCCATACGCACCGCTTCCAGAGGTCAATCTTCCAGAAGGCTTTGTGATCGACGGCGCGGAAACGCAAACTGTCATTTCTCCGATGTCTAACAACGTAACGCTTCCCGCTACGAACGACCTTATGGGTAAGATTAAAACTGCCGAATCAGCGGGCGACCCTAACGCCAAAAATCCACTAAGCAGTGCCTCTGGTTTATATCAATTCACCGACCGCACTTGGAAAAGCGCGGTAGATAAGTGGGGGCGTTCGCGTGGCATCAAATATAGTGATAAAAACAACCCACAGGCGCAACAATTCCTTGCTGATGCTCTGACTAAAGATAATACACGCATTCTGCAAAGCAAAGGCATTGAGCCAACAGATGGCAACGTCTACTTTGCGCATTTTATGGGCGCTCCGGCTGCCGCAAAAGCAATCCAAATGCTTGGTAAGAATGCTATTGCAGCGCGCAGCTTTCCTGATGCGGCTAGGTCGAATCCAACGGTGTTTTATGAAACCGATGAACGCGGCAAACCAATATTTACACGCCCTAGAAGTATCGACGGCGTTTACCAACTAATAACTAGCAAGGTGGTGTGATATGGCTTTTAACGGCAGTGGAGTATTTAACCGTTTATATTCATGGGTCAATGATGCGGCGGCGAATATCAAAATCCGCGCTGACCGCATGGATAATGAAATGAACGGCATGGCTGTTGGATTATCTACCTGCATTACTAAAGACGGGCAAACTACAATCACTGCAAACCTTCCAATGGCCACCTTTCGTCATACTGGTGTTGGCGCGGCTACTGCCAGAGATCATTATGCAAGATTGTCGCAAGTTCAAGATGGAACCCCTAATTGGGTCGACGGTGGCGGCACTGCTGATGCCATTACGGCTGCGTATGCAATTCCCATCACTGCGCTAGTAGATGGCCAGATGTGTTTTGTGCGTGCCACGGCAGCGAATGCGACAACTACACCAACATTTTCGCCCAGCGCTTTGACTGCGCGCACCATAGTTAAAAACGGCGGCTCCGCATTAGTTGCAGGAGATATAGCTGGTGATGGGCACGAGCTTATTTTGCGCTATGATCTAGCAAACACCCGGTGGGAATTGCTTAACCCGAAACAGCCTATAGCTATCCCCTTCACCACTGCTTCTGCGTCTGGTTCTGCAAGTCTTGATTTCGCGGAAGATACAGACAATGGAACTAATAAGGCGACTGTAACGGCTCCGGCTGCGCTTGCTGCTGATGCGACGATTACATTACCGGGCGTTACGGGAACCTTGGCAACATTGGCAGGGACAGAAACGCTTGATAATAAATCACTTACCGACTCGACAAGCTTTATTGTAGATAATTCAGATGTAACAAAGAAGCTAGCGTTTCAATGCTCTGGCATTACCACTGGAACAACGCGCACCATTACTGTGCCGGATGTTAGCGACACAATGACAACTTCGCTTACTCAGCGCATTGTGCAATCCGTATATGCTTCTACATCCGCCGTTGCCACAGGTACTACGGTGATGCCATGCGATGATACTATCCCGCAGATTACTGAGGGCGACCAGTATTTAACAGCTTCGATTACTCCTACCAATGCCAGCAATAAACTGCGCATTGAAGTAAGCGTGCTGCTTTCCACTAGTGTTACTGGTGGGCAAATGGCTTGCGCGCTGTTTCAGGACGCAACGGCTGGCGCTTTGGCTGCAATCCTTCAATACATGGCAACAAGTGACAGGCCGCTCAAGTTTGTATTTACCTATGATATGACTGCCGGAACGACCAGTGCGACCACTTTCCGCGTGCGTGCTGGCCATGAATCAGCGGGGACGACAACGCTTAACGGCGTTGCTGGCGCTAGAAGACTTGGCGGCGTTTGTTCATCCACGCTAACGGTGACGGAGATTAAAGTCTAGTGCTGGATTTTTTCTACATCCTCCTTGGTGGCATTCTCGCTCGTGCTGACGGGTGGGGCACTGACGAACCGCGCTGGCAACCGTTTGCTAAGTTCCTCAACGCATTCTCATGTGGCGGGCTGTTTGCGCTGGCTACGTTGCTGCTGACTCTGGACGTGCTGACTTCCCTTGCTGCGGGTGTTGCTTTCATCGTCTGGCGCGCACCGGGGTTCAATCAATGGGAGAACTGGCGCACGATGTACTGGCGCGGCCTGTGGACTTCGGCAATCGGATATACGCTGGTGACGTTTACTGCGACGGGTGAGGCGTGGGGTATTGCTGCGGCTCCGTTTATGGGTGTCGCTATGGCGCTGGCGTATAGTGGTTCGTACAAATGGTTGGCGAAGTACAACCCGCAAGTGATTGCTGAAGTTTCATCGGGTATGGCATTTGCGGGGCTACTATGGATGATGCAGTGAACAACGCTATAAAAATTGCTGTTGTTGAAGAACAGATACGCGGAGTGCGCGAGCAACAGGCAAACCACGCGAAGGACACGCGCGAGCGGTTTGACCTAACCAATAATAAAATTGATAATATGGATGGTAAAATTGACCAACTTATGGCGTCGCTAAACAAAGGTCGTGGGGCTTATGCTATGCTGGTAATGATGTCGGGATTGGTTGGCGCTGTGATAATTAAGTTAGTCGGTGCCGTTATCCAATGGATGAGGTTATGATAAGCTTTGGGAAATACAAAGTTTGCGTCCTCGACCTCATAACCGATAATAAAACGGGCAAGCTTGATGGTTCTAAGATTTGGAATCACATTGCCTTCATCATTCTCTCGAAGGCCATGCTTACGGCGGAAACACTTACTTGGGAGCTAATGGCAGCGTATGGGTCTATTGTCGGCGGTTCGCGGGTTGCTATTGCGTTCATCAAATACAAATACGGTGGCACCAATGAAAACAGTAAATCTTCTTCTGAATCGTGAAATACAAACGGCTGATGCAACGCTAGGCCGTTTCTGGTGGGAGAATGAGTGCCTGTATCACACGGTTGAGGATTTACAGCGTGAGGTGAAGATACCGGGCAAGACGGCTATTCCATGTGGTAGGTATCAGGTTATTATTACTATGAGCAACCGCTTTAAACGCAGGTTGCCGTTGCTGCTGAATGTACCGGGTTTTGAAGGCGTAAGGATACATGCAGGCAACCAGGCGGAAGATTCTAGCGGCTGCGTTTTGCTTGGCACTGCCAAGACTAAAAACGGCGTAGCAAATAGCCGCTTTGCGTGCGATGATTTTAATGGTAGACTAGAGAAAGCGCTACTTGATGGTAGCGAGGTATGGCTAACCATTAGGAGTGTCATCAATGTCCCACGCAAATGATAACTACCAGCTTCCCACCTTCTGCCAGCGCATGTATCTCTCGTTGCTGATTCACCGTAGTTGGGTTAGGGATTATTTATGATGTGGTTACTCGCTAACCGTAAGATGATAGCCATAGGGGCGGTTTTTTTGGCCATGGGAGCGCTTTATCTCTATGGGTACTATCAAGGCCGCGCAAGTGTTAAACAATCGGTTGTAATCCAAACAATCAAGGTGGTGAAAAATGCTCAGAAAAAACGCGAAGGGGTTGCTCGCTTGCCTGATGGTGATTCCTCTAATGAGTTGCGAGAATCTTGGGGCAGGTGATTGCGTTATATTTACGCCTGTTTATGTATCAGCGGAGGATGTTTTCACCGACCTCACGGCTCGGCAGATACTTGCCAACAATGAAGCGGGTGCGGAGGTGTGCGGATGGCAGCGCTCAAAGCATTAACGCCTATCCTGCTTGCCTCGACACTGCGCGCACACAGCCCTATCAGGTTCTATATCGCAGAATTTAATTAGCTTTTTCTGTCCGCAACAGTCACAGATAAATGGGGCTAACTCTTGTCCTTCTTTGTAATAGGTGATGTCTTCATCTGTCTGATTAACCACAATCTTTAGCATGATGGCCTCCTATAAAAAACCCACCGTTTTTTAGGCGGTGGGTGAGATGGGCAGACAACTCTTTTTAACATAAATTGGTGCGGCGCTCAAGTATTCATCTACTCTGCGTATCGTCTATCCACTGCTGGCCTGCATCTTTTACCCTCGCCCCAATATACAAATGACTTTCTATCGCAGCATGTGGCTAGTTCAATTTGCTCACGAATGGCAACGCAAGTATCCTCAAGCCATTCAAGCGTTATATCTTTATGGCATATCATGCATTCTAAGTACGCTGCGTTGATTTTTTGCATAACCCCTCCACCTTTCCCGTTTCGGGGTTTGCTTGCTTGGTAAGTGACTCCTGAAGTGCGGCTTCCTTCTCCTCAGCAGTCTTGCGACGATAGGCTAGAAACGCCTCAACCTCAGCCTCATTGTGACAGGTTGCCAGCTTCGTACCGCCATCGGTGATATACCAACAGCCGTGCCAGATGTTGTGACGGACGGTTAGCATGGCTTACTCCTTAACGGGGATTTGAATTACTGTTGCCTCGAGGTAGCTTTTAATACCAACGGTTCCTTCTCCTGTTCTCAATAACACAGGCAGTCCAGTGACGCTCATCATCTCTTTATTCCTCGCCGCTTGTTTTGCGGCTGCTTCTCTTGTCGGGTATAGCCCATCACCAACTCTGCTTACCCCACAAGGAAACATCCAAAAGTTGCGCCATTTACCTTTATGCTCCGGCACTTCATGCTCGGCCATTTGCGCCTTTAGGTTTGGCTTCATTTTCTTTTTAACACTCATCTCCCTCTTCCCTTCTGTGGTTCATAATTCTTCCCCTTCGCCTCCCCGTAGTTCATAAACATAGGTATGCTTTCCGGCAGTTTCTTTGTAGTGCGCCAAGCCATCTATTAGCGCCTGTTTTAATCTCACTGCAAAAGGTTTTAATACCCCGTTATATTTCGTTCTGATGGCTTTGTCGTGGTAGCGCTTCCCATCCCACATGATAACCTTTGCGCCTTTCTGAAAGCCAAGATACTTAAAATTTGATGCCTTATATATCGTCCCTTGGTGGCCGTACTCCGCGTCGGCATAGCTTACCACGGTTTTTATCTCCGTGTTTTTTTGTAACCATCGAAGCATTTTCCCGATGAAATATGATTCAGTATTGCGCGGAGTATCATCAATGCAGCACATGCGCCGCAGTTCGATAACATCAGCCTCGCAAACCCCAAACCGCTTCCATTGGTTCGCCATAGCCATCCTGCCAAAAAACGCTGCGCCAATCATTTTATCGCCGTCCATAAGCCTAAAGCAATAATCCGTATAGCATCCGTTAATTGAGCCAGAGTAATGATTCGTCTCAATAAAGGAGGAAACGTGTCTGCGTTCGCAGCGTTCGACGGTAAAGTGTTTAACTGCCATGTCATCTCCCTCTCCCTTGTTTTGGTAACTGGTAATGCCTCTGCCTATCCTCACTCATCATCCACCCCACAGCCGCGACAACGCTCATCACGAC